CTCGGACTCGGCGCCTGCGCATATAGATGAGGACTCGGGGTGCTCGGAGTCCTGTGAGCCTTTTATAGGAGCTGCGAAATGATCTTTGACGTTTACCTGGACATTAAACCACGCCCCGAGCCGCTGGTGGTGCAGTACGAGGCTGAGAATGCCGAGGATGCTGCTGACATGGTGCGTTACGACCTACAAAAACACAGCCTGAAAAGCTGGAGACTAATGAGAGTGGAGGTAGCACATGACTCAACCATGCAAGCCACGGCCTAACGAGACACTACCTGACGTGGAGGCGTTCTTAGCGGCTGGGGGTAAGATCACTCCGGTAGCGCCGGGCGAAAGTGGCCTCGATCCTAAGTTCCACACCACACTGACCGCAGCGCAGAGAGCCAAGCTGGAGAAGGTTAAATGAGAGTATTGATTGCGTGTGAGTATAGCGGCGTATCCAGGCGAGCATTTGAGGCGCTAGGGCATGAGGTGTGGAGTGCAGATTTTGAACCCGCAGAAGATGGAGCAAAGAACCACTACCAAGGCGACGTTAATCACCTGATAAGCACACAGAGCTGGGATTTAATGATAGCGCACCCCCCATGCACTGATATTGCAGTGAGCGGGGCGGCATGGTTCAAAGAAAAGATTGCAGACGGCAGGCAACAACGGGCGCTGTATTTTGTTCAGCGGTTAATGGATGCGCCTATTGAACGGATTGCTATTGAAAATCCTGTAAGCGTAATTAGCAGCAAGATACGCAAACCAGACCAGATTATCCAGCCTTGGATGTTTGGGCATAAGGAACAGAAGGCAACCTGCTTATGGCTTAAAAATCTACCTAAATTGGTTGAAACCGATAACGTAAAAGAGGCAATGCTGCTGCTGCCAAAGAGGGAGAGGGAGAGACTGCACTACTTGCCACCATCACCTACTCGCTGGAAAGAGCGCAGTCGCACCTACCCAGGGATCGCGGAAGCATGGGCTGCACAGTGGGGGTCACTATGAGCTATGACAAACCAATAAGTTATTCCGGTAAGAAGCTATTCAAACAATGCCCGAAGCGGTGGCACAACACCTACGTGCTGGGTCAGCGTGAGCCAAGTGGCCCAGCAGCCGAGCGTGGCACCCGGTTGCATGAGAAACTGGAGAAGTTCTTTATCGAGCCGCACCGTGGGTACCCCAAGGATGACAAGGTGCTGGCGCCGTGGAGGCGCGTGATGGAGGCGCTGACGTTGTACAGCCCCACCCCAGAGGCTAACCTCGCCGTGGATAAGGACTGGTCGCCGGTAGCGTATGATGATCCAGCTGCATTCTACCGAGGAAAGGCAGATCTTATGTTTACCACGTGTGGAGAGCTGCACATCCACGATTTTAAGTCTGGTCGTAAGTACCCTGAGCACGAGGAGCAGGGTCTGAGCTACGTGGCCTTGTCTGCGGAGTATCCCCGTATGCACACTTGTTTCACATACCTTGATCACCCGCTGGATATGCTGGAGTTCACCTACACACCCACTCAGCGCGAGGATCACATTGCGGGGCTGATAAACGAAATAAACGAAATACGCGCTACGACTGAGTTCCTACCCAAGGCCAACGATGGGTGCAAGTGGTGCCCGTTATCGTGGCGCAAGGGGGGAGATTGTCATGCCGCGCCTTGAGTCTGCGCTGGAGAAGGCCATCAAGGTCAAGGTGCTTGAATGGGCCGAGGCGCAGGACATTAGTGTGCTGTACCTCAAGTTCACCCCTGCAGGCATCGTTGGCTACCCGGATCGTATTGTGCTGATCGAGGGGGGCGGTGCGTTCTTCGTGGAGGTGAAGCAGAAGGGTAAGAAGCCTGGCAGGTTGCAGGCGCATATACATGAGATCCTGCGGTACATGGGGTTCGCAGTTCTAGTAGTTGATGAGGTGCAGAGTGGTGTGGAGCAAATTACGCGAGAAATTCTCACCAAGGCCGGAGCAGCACCGGGGAATTGAGCTGATCCTGCGGGGTGAGGGGGCGAGAATTCTGCTCCACCCTGGAAAAGGTAAGACCGCCACGGTACTTAAAGCGTTCTGCATACTTAAAGCCGCTGGGCACGTAGACAAGCTGGTTGTATTCGCGCCCTTGCGAGTTATTACCACTAGCTGGCCTGCGCAGCTGTCCTACTGGGAGGATTTTGCGCACCTCAGTTATACTGTCGTCCACGGAGATCGGCGGGCACGGATGCTCGAGGATGTGGACGTGTATCTCGTGAATTACGAGGGGCTATTGTCAAAAGAGTGGGTGCCTGGCGGGGCGCACATCACAGAGTTCTTAGCGCGTGGCCGGTATATGCTCGCGTGTGATGAGTCCACCAAGCTGAAAAACTCAGCCAGCCGCCGGTTCAAAAACCTTAAAAAGCTGCTGCACCACTTCTGGCCCCGCGTCATCATGACAGGCACCCCCAAGCCTAACCACCTGGAGGACTTGTTCGCGCAGTGTTACGTGACCGACCGTGGTGCGGATCTCGGGCAGTATGTTACGGCGTTTAGGTCCCAGTACATGATGCGCCACCCTAGTGGGTTCGGCTACGCCCCCCAGCCCGGCGCTGCGGAGAGGCTTGCCAGTAAGATCGCCCCCACCACCCTGCAGCTGGAGTACGAGGAGGCGGTGCCGAGTCAGGTCATCCCGATCTGGGTGCCTATGCCCGCCAGCGTCAAACCATTCTACGACGAGCTGAAAAAAGAAATGCTTTCCACGCTGGGGGACGATATTATCATGGCGCCCAACGCGGGGGTATTGTTCAATAAGCTCCGTCAAGTCTGCCAGGGCGCACTTTACACTGCAGAGAACGTGTGGCAGGTGCTGCATGACGCCAAGCTCGACGCGCTGGAGAACATTATCTCCGAGCTGGATGGTGAGCCTGTGCTGGTGATGTACCAGTACAAGCATGATCTTGCCCGCATACAGGAGCGTCTGGGGTATGAGGTGCCGCACATAGGCAGTGGTGTCAGCGCCACGCAGGGTGCGGCATGGTGTAAACAATTCTCTGCGGGTGACATCCCCGTGCTACTGGGCCACCCGCAAAGTATTGCGCACGGGGTCGATGGGCTGCAGCAGTCGTGCAGTAACGTGGTGTGGTTCGGGCTTGACCAGAGCTGGGAGAACACCTACCAAGGCAATCTGCGCGTGGTGCGTAGCGGCAGTAAAGCCGAGCAGGTGTATATCTACCAGATCATGGTGGAGTGTGCCACGGAGCGTAGTGTGTTGCGCAACGTGAGTGGGAAGCAAATTAGTGAGGCTGAGTTTTGCAGGTTGCTGCGAGAGGAGTTGGTGAGTGAATAATTGCCCGTCATGCTGCGCTGCAGACTTGGTGCAGGTGTATAACGCTGCGCGTCAGATCACGGTGGGGTGGTATTGCCCAGGGTGCCACTACTTTGACCGCGCCATCGGACGGGAGCGCCTACTAGGTATATCTCCGCATGACAACAGCACTAAACAGGGGTACTGTGAAGTTGTACCAAAAAATCACACCACAGGAGAATTACCATGAAGAAATTATTTTGGATCGGCGTGGCGCTACAAGTCGTTATCCCCACACTCAGCTGGCAGCTGCGAGACGCATGGTTGGACATCCCCGCCATTCTGTACCTACACACCTACCTCCCGGTATTCGGGGTGGGTATCATGCTATGCAGTAAGCGGTGGGAGCTGTGCTCCGCTTGGTTCTTGGCACTCAGTTTATCCAGTAATCACTTTCTCTTACTGGGAGTGCCACAACATACCGTCGCAATGGTATTACTAGCCTTGGCTACGCTGTCGGCTGTTCTTGCGCTGCTGCGGCTTCCTGCGCCTGACGCATAGCAATGTACTGGTCCAAGGTCATGTCTGCGGGGATGGCGCCCGTAGCCTTGGCCTCCTCATAGTCCAGCTTATAGTTGCGTACTTGTCCAGCGGTAGGGTCTACTTGCGAGGCAACCATTGCCCTAATATCTTCTCTATCATCAAACATCTGCGAAGTCCTCTGGATTATGGGGTCTGTAAGTCATCATACCACCCACGCTGGAGGATGGTGGTTATAGCGTTGGGATTACTAACCGTAGTTAGTACCCCGCTTGTGGCAGAGAGTCTAGCATCTATCTCCCCACTACCGCTATTACACATTGTAAAATTAGTAGCCGAGGGCGCCCCAGTTTGCGTACCAATGAGCGCGAACCGGCCGCCAGTCAGATCCATCCGAACACCCAACCTAGCCAGCGTATTCGGAGGGAGACTACTGCACACCGTGATGCCATTCTCCACAATAGTAGCTGGAGTGCGATCATACCGCTGGTAGGTATTTAATGCTGCAGTGACAAACTGCATGAACGAGTTGGCTGCCCCCGTCATCTGCACCCAACCGATCCTGCGGTACTTGGTGAAGCCAGCGCCTGCAGCTGCGGCCAGTAAGTTGGTAGCCGTAGCGTTATCGTCGTAACCTGCATCGCACGTACCGTCAGGTTTCATGATAACGAACATCCGATACCATGCGTTCGCCACAGGTGCGCCTGGGAAGCCACGTGCTCCTGTCGGAGCTGCAAGTGTTCCGGCACCCTGTGCCCACGCCTGATCTGCACGCTTGTATATGGTGACAGCAGATATACCAGTTAGGGTGTTATCTGCACTAGAGATCGTACCGGGGGAGATAGCTGCTCCGAACAGCCCTGCCAGCGGCACAGAGTTGGTGTCTAGCTTAAATCCACTGATCAGCCCAGGTACCGGAGCGCCCATAGTAGCCCACGCGGTACCTGCATCCACAGCATACTCAGGAACACCCAGTGTGGTATTGAACCGGATACTGCCTTGTGTCTGCGGGGATGGGCGTTGGGCAGTTGTACCTGCCGGGATTACGGCCGCGCCCGTAGTACCGAGTCCGTAAGACCCCTCTACCAAGACCTTGGTAGTAGGCCCCGCAGCTGGAACAGTCACCTGGATGTCACGTGTCACCACGTTGCCGGGCACAGGGCCGTCTTTAATAAACTTACCTGTCGCCCCGTTGTATATAGCCATGCCGTTCGCAGTGGCTGTGGCGGGGCCAGTTACGTTACCCACTCCCACCCCACCGATGGTTGAGTTGCCCGGCAACGCCCACGCTCCAGTAGTCGTATTTATCGTCACGGCGCTGACGGCGTTACCTGTCGCTGGATTATACGCAATCAGGTTGACGTTACCTGCGGGGTTATCTGCCTGAATTGCGAACCAGCGGAAGGCTCCGTTATTGATCAGGAACTCCGCGTCTCCACCAGCAGGTGTCACCTGCAACGTCAGTGTGGGGGTGGTACCCTCTACTGTTGCAGAGTTGGCGAACACCGGGGCGGTGGCCGAGCTTACCGGCACCCACGTGCTCTGGAAGCGTCCGTAGGTGAACGTATCATTGGGCGCATCTGCCAGCGAGTTTGAAGACCCGAACAGGTACTGCCTGCTAGAGCCGCTGAAAAAGGCAAAGTTTACGTTCGGCGTGGAGAAGTTGGTCATCCCCCCAGTGAACAGTATGGCGGCAATAAACACCCCGGTTGCCAAGTACGATGGCGGCTGGAAGTTGCTGCTATCCAGCATATAGTGGCCCACAGCTGTAGTGTAGGTGGCGTACTTCTGCTGGCCGTAGACCATGAAATACTTACCATCTAGCAGGTACAGTCTGTGGATCGCGCACTCAGGGCCAGTGACTGGCGCTAGTGTGCCTGCGCCATTCGGGTCGTACTGTGCGGTATCCACCAGCGTGGTGACGTTGGACTTAACATTAGCGCCACGCACTGGGATAAACGAGATGTCCGTGCCCGCAGCTACTTGCAGCACGTTGGGGCTATAGATATTGGCGTTACTGGCACCCGGCAGGAGGATAGTACCTGCTGCGATGTCCAGCGTCAGGTTAGCTGCGTCACCAGTGAGCTTACCACCTGTGACCAGTGTGTTCGTCACCAGCGAGATAGCATCCCGCATCAGGTAGCCGTCGTCACCGAGGATGGCAGGTCGCTGCACCAGAGCTGTCAGTGTCACCCCGTCTGTATGTTCCACGGTGCAGATGTAGACGTAGTTTCTCATCTGCTCAGGTGTGATCACGTTAGGCTGCAGGAATACAGTCCCCACACCGGCACTCTGCCCCATCAGGACGTGCGTGCACCATCCAGCACCCATTGTAGTGATGGGGGCAGTTATTTCCGGCCATGAAAATCTTATGTTAGGGTTGGTCACGGAGGGCTGCCCCGGCGCGACGATAACGCCACTGCCTGCAGGGATAACCACGCTAGTCCCAGATATAATAGGTGCGGGGTACGCGCCCGTAGGGTCAGGTCTAGCCCACCCAGATACCGAGTCCTGAGCCTCAGTTCTAGCGGTAGAGGTCGCCGTGGAGGAGATCAGGATAAACTTTGTGCCGTCGTAGTACGCGACATAGTAATTGCCCGCCAGCAGATCCCCACCGATCAGAGGCGACTCAGCGGCTGTGACAATAGATCTGCTGCCCACGTAGGACACATCTATCGTCATCGGGCCAGTATTTGTTACCGGCTGGAACCAACCGACGATGGTACCTGGCGAGTAATTAGCTGGTGTGCCACCACCCCAACCGACGAGGGTGCCCGTAATGTTATTAGTTGCAGTTGGTGGTACGTTCGCCAACTGACTGACGTTACCATCCTGCGCGTACCCCAGCGTGAGGTACTGGTTACGTGCTGTGGCGTCACTCACACCAGTATGGTGGTAGCCATTCATGGGAAGATTATTGATCGGATTAGTCTGCCCATCTGCTGCGATACTGCCCGTCAGAGCCGCTGCGATCTCGGACATCGTGGTGTTCGCCCAGTCAGCCTCAATGATCGTGCCTGGAGTGACTGGATTACCTGCTGGCAACAAAAAAGTGCCTGACCCGTTGCGGCTAATACGACTACCCTCCTTCCATTACAGCACCTTTTATGCTAGGCTGTAACTTCACTAATAGTTATGGATCTAAAGATGCCGTTCAAGAACCCGCACCCGCTTTACGCAACATGGCAAGCTATGTTACGCCGCTGTGACAGCCCTAATAACCCAGCGTACCACAGGTATGGGGGCCGTGGAATCACCGTCTGCACAGCTTGGAAAACCAGTTTCGCACAATTCTTATCCGACATGGGTGCGCGTCCGCCCGGCCTGACACTGGAGCGCGTGGACAATGATTTAGGGTACACCCCTGAGAACTGTAAGTGGGCGCCCCGAAAAGAACAATCTCGCAACAGAGCCTGCAGCGTAGTGCATATTGTCGAAGGTGTAGAGGTCAACATTGCCGATACCGCTAGGGCACTGGGCTTCAAATATGACACCATCGCAGAGAGAATACGGAAGGGGCTTACCCTTGCTGAAGTCATGCACCCAACAAAGGTGGTCAATACTACAGGGTTCGCGCTTGGTGGCCCCGCCAATGGTGCCAGGCAGCGTGCTAAGACCCACTGCCCACAAGGCCACGAATACTCCCCCGAGAATACCGGGCTACGTGGAGCTTGGAGGTACTGCAAGACCTGCAAGCGCGACAGAACCCGTGCAGCCAAGAAAGCCATCAATAAGTCTCCTGTGGAGTGATTGCAGGTGCCGAGTATATATTAGTCCCGCGCAGTAATGCGGCGACTGTCTTGCGCACGCGCTCTTTTTCAGCCTGTTTAGCTGCTGCTGCGACCACAGGCAGCCCTAAGTTTAATAGTGGCCCAACACCAAGCCCCGAGCCTGCAGCTAGTAGTGCAGCCTGTGTGCCCGCCATAGTGGCATACTCTGACTTCTCAGGTGTAAATTTAGGTAGTGGTGCCCGATCTGGGGATGCTACTGAGCGCGGTACCCGCTGAGTCTCGGGCAGCCCACGCAGCGCGGCGTACAACTGCTCGCGGGTAGGCTGGTGCCCAGTGCCGAGGTCCAGTCTACGCTGCACGGCGCCCAGATCCCAACCACCGGCTACAGGGTCTACCCCAACTTTCTGCAAATTACTGCCCAGCGCGTATTGTGCGCGTCCTGTAGCCACCGCATCAGCCAGCTCCTCTGGAATGTTAGCCTCAAAACGAGCGTCTAACGCCTCTAAAATGTTACGCAACTGCGCCCTGTGCGTGCTGTCATTGGCGGTACGGATGTCGGAGGTAAGCTCGGAGCGAATATCCTTGTAGAGATTGCCCGGCATAATGCCTGCATCCCCGCCAGCGTCGGCAATTCTCTGCGCGTACCCAGCCAGGTTGGCGCGGGAGTCTCGCCCAAGTCCCCGAGTAGCTACGCCCGCCTGCGCAACACCCACCACCGGCGCAACATCCACCTGTATGGGGGTAATTAGGTCTCCATACTGCCGACCCTGCTCGGACTTCATAACGTCCAGCTCGACCTTAGTGCCTGGCGCACGGGGCCAGCCTGCTGACGTAGCCAGCTGCTCACGGGCAGTCTGCTCCTGTGCAGCACGTTGTGCGTTATTTGCAGTCACTGCAGCAGTCTCATCGGCCAGTGCTTGCGCGTCCAACTGACGATTACTTTCCCGTACTGCGGCCACCTCGGCGTCGTTTTCAGCCCTACCCGCCACGTTACGTGCGTTCAGGCGACGATGGTACAGCAGTGGGGTGTAATCCAGAACCTTGTCGGCCACGGACTGCATCGGCCTGCTACGGAGAGTAGCGCCGAGAGTAGGGATTACCGCCCCAAGTCCTGCGCCCACTTTAACATTTCGCTCGCGGGACTCCCCCGGTGCAGTAGGTGTCAATGCCCCGAACCCGCCACCGATCGCGCCCTCACCCAGTAGTGCGGTGACTAATTTAGCGCCTGCAGGTGCTGCTGCTACGGTCTTGGTGACGCCTACCCCTGGAACAATAGATAGCCCGATGTCTGTGCCCAGCCCGCCCAGACCCCCCAGCCCGCTGTCCGTAATAAACTTGTCCTTCTCACGTGCAAGTCTCTCCTCCTCCTGCAGCTGCAAGGATTTTACAGGGTCTGTGGTGACGAGCTGTTCGATAGCCCGCCCCTTACCTCTGAGGTTGGCCTTCGCCCCCTCCAACATTACCTTGCCAGCGCCCATCTGACTAACATCATACTCGCGCTGGATCTCACCCTTCCGCTTCTCCTCGTAGGCAGCACGTGCCTCGGGGCTATCGGCGGCGGCGCCTGTAAACACCCCACCGGCCTCCTCACGCTGTTTAGTTAGGTACGCGATACTGGCAGCCTTTTTGGCTACAGGATCTCCAGATTCAGCCGCTGCACGCAGCTCTACCTCCAGCTCGTCCAGTGTTTTCGCGGGGGGCGCGGTGTATTTAGCCTCCAGCTCTGCACGGGAGGGCTTCGGTGCGCCGTATTTAGCCTCAAGCTCTGCGCGTGCGCCCATCGTCAATGATCCTCGTCCCAGGCCTGTTGTTCTTCGGGCGTCATGCGGTCGTAGTAAGCGGGGCGGGCAGGATACTCACCACCTCCGTCGCTCGGCGGTCCGTACTCCCCAGCCTCAGCCTTGCGGGTTATCTCCTCCATCTTGAGGAGATACCGTTCCATGGACGCGCGGCTATCACCTGCCTTCGGCTGCATACTCATTGCCAGCTTAATGTCGGTATTAGACGCTGGGTAGAGTTGTTTTACAGTCTCGAAAGACATCTCAGACCCCATTCTACGGAGGTCGGCAGACATCGGTGACTCCTCCCCCTGCGCGGCCTGCGCGATCAGTCGTTCCACCATACCCGCGTTCTCTGGAATATCTACAGCTGCGGGGACGCCCACGCGCTGCTTGGTGGAAAATAGCTGCTCGTTAGAGGCCGGGTCTTGTAGCATAGTGCGCAGCCTAGCCGCGAGGTCTTTCTGTTTCTGGAGCGTAGCCACAGGGTCAACCTTACCCCTGACGGCGCCGGTCGCAGCGCGAGATTTTTTCTGATCAAGGTACGCTGCTAATGCAGCTTTCTGCTCCGGTGTGCCATTCAGCGCAATGTCCAGCTCAGTAGGTGAGCGTGCCTCACGGGGTGCGCGAGTGGCGTTAGCCAACCGAACACTGTCTTGGAAGTCCTGCTCTTTAGCGGCACGTGCAGCAGCAGCTGCGCCAGTAATCTGCTCCTCAGTGAATGTGCCCGGTTGAACCGCATTGACTGCACGCATCCCCTCGGGGTCACGGCCGTACTGGAGGATCTGGTTTTTACCCAGTTTCTCAGGTTGGAGCATTTTTAGTATGCCGGGATCTACTCCCACCTCAGTCAGTCCGACCATAGCGCGGGCGTCTAAGCCCTCTGGGGCGCCCATTACAGACTCCAGTGCGGCGCGGCGAGCATCCTCGGCCTTAGTATCTGCGTCCAACAGTGCGGTATCTTCCTGCTCGGCAAGCGCCTTATTTACAAGGTTGGCGCCTAGCCCACCCCAGTTCGTAGTAACAATGCCTGGGTGGCCGCCATACCCAGCAGTTTCAATAGTGCCGGGACTTTCACGATAATTCTTCAATCGGGTAGCCTGCCGCGCACGCAAGGCCGCAGCTAGGCGACTTGCTTGGCGGGCGGCACCAATATCCTCTGCAATAGCCATTTTAGCTCCGTATTAGTAGCGGTTAGGGCCAGTGGGCATCATTGGTGGTGCCTTGGGGTATGGTGCAGGAGGCCGCATTGCGCCTACTGGGGGCTGTGTAGGAGCAGGCTGTCCCCATACTGGGCCAGTAGCACCTAAGTTTTGGCCTGCAGCCTGTGCGTCACCGCCCCAAACATCCCCTACAGGTGCAGTTTGTGCTATCCCGGCTTGCCGCTGGGCGGCATACGGGTCAGTAGCAGGTTGGATAGCTGCTGCGCCTAATGCACGCGGTCCGCTATATGGACGCGGCATGGTATCCATAACTGGCATCTTTGGGCGTGGGCGACCTGGGCCATTGTTACCATGCGCTTGGGCGGTAGCTCGAAGTGCGTTGGCGTACATTTCTTGCGGGGTCATAGATACTCTCCTAATTAAGGTGTGTTCCACTGCTTATACGCAGCGGGTAGTGTAGTCGATAAGCCCTTGAATGCCTCGGACATTTGCGCGGCGCGTGCGTTATCTGCTGCCTGTGCGCGATCCTGTGCGTTGTTATACGCCCCCATAAGATCCGTAGACACTGCGCCACTAGCACGCCCAGCACCTGGTGTGTTAGGCTGTATGGACTGCCCAAAGCCCTGAAAGCCCATGGCGAGATTAAGTGGGCGGCCATAGTCATCCAACATCTGCGCACGGTTCTGTGACTGCCCCGCGAGCTTGGCACCGTAATTCTGACGCTGATCCGCACTGGCGTTTAACCACGCATCCAGACTGGCCTTGGTACTAACATCGCCCTGGCTGTCCATCATATTTTTCATAGCGCGGTCGTAGGCCGGTGTGCCGGGCTGCAGTCCCTGCTGCCGCAGCTTAGTATTAAATTTTTCCATCTGGGCAGCTTGTTCTGTTGCCACCCCGAACATAGCACGCTCGCGGTACTTATCCGCATACACCTGTGGGTCTTCCCACTGGATCTGGTCAGGCCCCTTAAACTCGCCCTGTGCAGCAGCCTTCTCAGTCCAGTCCTGCGCAGCTTTTATGGCAGCGTCCTGCGACGCCTCCATCTCAGGCGCCATAGTCTGTGTGACTTGGTACCGCCCAGCCGAACCCTTTACAGCGGGGCGTGCCTCACGTGCCTCCTCCACCAAAACCCCGTGCTTATTGTACTTGGCGGGGCGTGCCCTAACCGCAGGCTTGGCCTTAACAGGCTTGATCCACTTACGCTCCTCCCTGCCGGTATTACTTATCAGATCAGGGTTGTTATACCTGTTCTGCTCCATCATCGCCTCGCGGTCTAACTGGGCCTGCATCATTGCCGCCGCCGCATCCCCGCCGCCACTGCCGCCACTAGGCGATCGTGTTGCGCTATATGCCCCTACAAGTGCCGTACCGGCACCAATATATACACCTGTCATGCTGCTTCCACCTCAAGTAAAGTGAGTGAGAACTCTGGATTGTCGCGCACAAAATCAGAGTAGAAAATTTCAAATATCTCGGCCTCTACAGCCTCTATAGTCGTGCAGCTCGTGGGGTGGATGGTAGTCCAGTAAGTATCCTCCTCCACCCAAAGTACCCGTTTTGTACCCTTCTCAGACTCAAACGTCAATGGCGCTGTACTGGCATCGTATATAACCGATCCGAACTTCTCCGTGCGCACAATGCACCGCCCGCTGGAGATAATGTTCATGTGCGACTTTTTATGTATTTTACCAATAATGAAGGACTTGGCGGGGAGGAATATCTGCCGCACGTAGACGCCATTGCTAAAATGGTGTGACAGCACACAGCTGTCCATGAACTCGTCCTGCAGGTGCGGGGGGATCTCCGCGACCATAAGCGCCTGCAGCTGCTCGATCTTCTCGCGGAACTCGGCTCGCTGTGCGACCGTCTTGATCTCCACCAGCCCAGAGTCATGTAATTCTGTACCTAGTAGGGTCAACTCCGTACTCATATCGCCCCCCCAGTCTCAAAAACAGTCTCGTATGCTACAAAACTCGTAGGTGCTACCGTTGTCAGTTGCACTCGCACAGCTGCGCAGAATCCTAAGCCTATCACGCTAGTCCATGGGCGGTATATAGTCAGTTGATTCCCCCATACACCCTCATCCCACAGCGCAGAATCCCACTCCGAAGATCCTGTAGTCGGGGGCTGCGGGGTGTAAAACGTCGTAGTGTCGCGCAGCTGGAAGTCCAACGCCAACGTCGCACGTATAACAGGCTCCAGTGATGCCTGGACGATAGGGCGCAGCAGTTTATAATGCTTGAGAGTGGTCGGGTCGCCATAATAATTGAACGCTGTCAGGAAGCTGCTAATAATGGGGGTGCCCCCAGATCCGTCGTAATCTACATTATCACGCGCAGGGTTCTTAACATCGTGCGCGAATACAGCCCCTTCCGCAGTTCCGAAATACACCGTACCCCTATACACTCCGAAACACGTAGCGAGGAGTCCGTACTCCCCCCACGCGCCGGTCTGGATATTCATAACAAACTGCCGGGCGACATCCGAAGCAGTTTCCGGGATAGATACCACCAGCGCATTCAGCCCCGTCAAGGTATGGATCTCCCAGTTCGGGCTAAACGATGCGCTCCGAACGAGTCGGGACAGCGTGGTGCTGATATTGCGCGACAACGTGTTCTCGTACAGCGACTCCGTAGCCGCACCGCTGACAACCTTGGAGATAGGCACCAGTCCCGCAGCAGTCAGTAGGATACAGTCCCCACCAAGATCTGCGTAGGAGATAGTGCCCACAGGTGCAGCCACAAAGTACGTACTGACAAGACTCCACGCAGTAGGATCTTCGGGGTCAGTACCTTGATAAATCGCAACGTCCCCAGCACTACTGCGCACCAGCATATTATCGTCCATACCGGCGCCAGAATCATACGACCAGGTGGCTAGTTCGTATAAGAAACCTCCGCGAGGCATGATCCCGTTAAAATGGAACGGGGTGAGCGTACCTCCAAGCGCGTCAGTGTCCAAAAACCACGCGGTCAGGGTGTCCGCCTCAATAAACCATAGCCGACCCTTGAAGACAATCGGGCGATCCAGAGAGCTGAGTGTGGTCGGCCCCCCCTCGACTACACCCGCACCACCACCAGTGCCAGAGGTGAACGAAGTCCACGTAGTGCCGTTATAGAGTGCAGGAGCATCCCGACCATTCGCCAGCACCAGATATTGCCCGCTGGGGAGGGAATACTGTGTAGTGGTTACTGCCCCATCAGTCAGTGGGTGAACTAGCAGCGCAGGGTTGATCGAGGTATCGTTACTAATGTCGTAAATCCCGCTATTGGTGGCTGCAAAAAACTGTTGTGACCCGTCAATGGCGTTGTATGTAAACAGTCGATCCACATACTCAGGCAGCCCCTCCACCCACTTGCGGGTGCCTGCGCGGGTCTGCATTGATGAGTTCGCGGGGTAGAAATTGTGCATGGAGATTGCATACCCCTCCCGCATGGTGGGAAGGGGGTCAATGTCATTGATGCCCAGTATAGGCGCACCTGTACTGGTGATATTAGAGACACGCTGCTGCGCAGTGCCGCGTTGGGGCGTCATTGATTCCAGTTTCCATCCAATATATTGCCCCACCCGATCAGGGTGTTGCCACAGCCACTCGCCAAGTTAAGCACCGGGGCGCCCTGCCCCACAGCCTTCTCATTGGAGAGCATGAAGTCAAACTCACGCTGCAACACCGTGGTGTCAAAACCTTTAGCCGCCCAGAACTTGAGTTTAAGCCCCGTAACCATCAGGCGCTCGTCGAATAAGATCCCGTCGTCAAAATTGACAACCTTATCCCTAGCCTCATAGATATTAGAATGCTCAAGCACCCAGTTTTTAGAGATGTAATAGAGCGCGAACTCCTCCCCTGCACCTGGCACCGGGAACACATGGTACGTACCGTTCAAGATCCGATACTGGAATAACATCCCCGCAGAGACAATGCCGTACTTATTCCACGCCCATTGCTGGGGTGTGACCGGCCCCAGCAATGGCCTGTTGTCTGAGGTTGCCCACTGAGTCTGATTCACCTGACGCCCGAAGTCATCGGGCACAGGGAATTCTTCTTTCACCCCATCCCCAGTGAACGTCATTGTCCTCTCTAATAGCTGCCAGTCGTGGGCGCGGATTAGCTCCTGCCCCAGCGCATTGAGCAGCCCTAGCATCTGGTATCCAGTCTGATCAGCAGCTGCTGCCTGTAGGCTAACAGTACCCATTCCCAGCTCTTGCAGCGCACTATTTACAATGCTTTGAGCTGTTACGTATGTTGTCATCCCAGTCTCCTAAAATCCAACCTCGGGGGTGCAACCACAAGGTTGGTGGGGCAAATACCCCCTAACCAGCCTTTTTAACTGTCTTGGCTTCCACAGCAGGAGCAGCCATTCTGGCCTCCAGTGCTGCCAGGCGTGATTTTAAATCTTCGTTCTCAGCGTGTAGCGCCGTGAAAGGCGCGGCATCTTGCGCACGTTGCGCCCACTCCCCAGCCTTGCGTTTTAGTTCATACAGGCCTGGCCCGCGAGAACACGCCTGATCACTCAAATCTGCCAGCTGCTCCAGCGTGCGTACCTTAATGTATGCCAACTCCTCGCGCACCGATGCGGTCAGCCACGGGATCTCAGTCAGTGGCGTGCCGACTAACTGCTCTATATCGCCCTCACGGAATTTGGCATACGCCTCCCTAAACCGCGCTTTATCTTGTGGGCGCACGGGTCTACGGACGATATTGGTGGAATTACCTGCAGCGATAATCTCTACGAAGGCGACATCTACGTACTTTGGGATGCCTGCAGTGTCGGTAGCTGCTTGGTCTAGCTCAGGGCGATAGTAAAAGCGTGCGTACACACCTTTCGCATCGGCCACGTTTACAAAATCATCTGGATTTACGTCGGATACTTCTCTCATGGTTGCACCTATTTAGTTGAAGTTTCACCGCTGTTATTTTTATCGCCTGAGGGTGCGGTGGTATCTATTCTAACCTCAGACGTACATTGAAACAGACAAATTGGCATCTGATCAGATGTTAGTAATGCTGGAGTCTTCTTGTTGTTGGCACAGCCGGACACTAGGAAAATAATCCAGAACGCCAGTGTAGCCACAGCACAGAATAATACCAGCTCCACCCTGTACCACTTCTTGCTCATAGTGCCGTAATCCCGTTAATTTCACTCTGCGTCTTGGCTACCGTGTAGATGCCAGCGCGGAAGATGAAGCCGTTGAACGGGTTAGACGTAAGCGCCCCAGAATACCCAATATAAAGTGTTGTCAGCGGCGGCATTGTCGCGCCCGAACCTGTAGTGCCCGCGACTCCGGCTGTAGAGGATAGATGCGCACCTGAGCGATGTGAATAAGCGGTCTTGTATCGCGACACCCCCACAGCAGCAGTGGCCATATTAGACTGCGCCACGCTCCCCGCTGCCGTATATTCGGTAGGTGTTCCGCTCTCTAAATACATCACTGATCTGTTTGATATATCCTGCTCTACAGAAAGTTCGATCCTTGTTACAGCAATAGCTACGTCTACGCGCACATCAGCAAACAGCGTATACGCCGCGCTGCTAAAGCCGGGGATGTTGGCTACCGGCACACTCAGCACATCGGCTGCGCGGGAGGCTGTGGCTGCACCTGTGGCGATGTAACTGGTAGCGCGTGAGCCGGTTTCGAGTTGTGCGCCCCATACGTAACAAGTTCCACCGGCGACAGGGGTTATGTCTGTAGCTCCAGCGCAACCACGTGCAAAGTTTCCGTTCAGCGAAGTGGTCGCTGTCGTAAACGTAATGCTACATCTATACCAGCCGTTGTTTAGCGCGATAGGCGTGGCTGCTGTAATACCAGCGCCGAGGCCAGTAATTGTCCCCGTTGCGGTGTCTAAAATTCCGTACTTATCGACTGAATTTGTGCTGCACCCGAAGAAAATATAGCGTGTGTTTCCGGCTTTAAGGAAAAAGCTCTCTGTGTATACCGCCCCATTTGAAACGGTGATAACTTGAGAGCAGAAGGACGCTGAGCTTGTTGCCGACGTTATAAGGTCACCCGTGGTTGTGCCGTCAGGTGCCACCGTCGCGTTAGGGGTAACAGAGAAGTTAGTTTTTGATGCCCAGTTAGCATGGTCGTACTGCGAACTATAGGTCAGCAAATTCGTAGCAGCAGGCTCGGCATCATAACCATAATCATCTTCTACTGTATCAAACGTGTTGCCGAACTGATTAGGGGCAATCGTGATCATAGTCAGCGTGTCGCTTGGCACATAATCGCCCGCGTTAGCCGTATCCGTTGTGATGGCGTATGCCGATACGCTGCCTTCCTGCACCTGAGCGCCCCAGACGTAAATACCATTTACGCCATCCCCAGAGAACGAATTAACACCGGCAGTCTGCACAGCAGCCACCTTCACGGTAGGCGTACCAGTCGCGTCAGTCGTGAAGCTGGCAATACAGCGCCGCAACGTGCCGACAGCAGCCACCTCTATGCTGAGGGCTATAGCACCTACCACATTCGTCACAGCGCCAGTGGTGAGATCAACAGTGGCTTGTATCTCTCCAGCACCCGTGTTGACAATAAATACCGCGTAGTTAAGACCAGCATTGGCGATATACATGGAGGCCGCGTACGTCTTGCTATTATCTAACGTAACGGCCTGTGAGACAGCGTGAATCTGTGTAGCGAATGATGGCGTGAGCTTGTCAGCCGTAGTGCGCGAGTCTGGAGCTAATGCCGCGTTAGCCTGAACGGTAAGCCCATCCTTAAACCAAACGGCATTATCAAACTGCTCAGACCACAAATAAAGATTCTGCACAAACTGGACATATTGCAGCACAGTCTTCGGGCTATTGCGCTCATAAGTAAACCCAAGCGCCTGCATCCTAGCTGGCAGATCGCGCAACGCCCTACCGCTAAAATCAAAGATCTGAGCGGTAGGGTCGAAAGCCCCGCCCGAGTTCCAGAATGCCCGCTGGATGTCGTTGTAGTTGCTGGAAGGGAATGCACCAAGTCTACTCAGCATGAACGCCTTAATGCGCTCCTGCGTAGTGCCTTGGGTGAACCCCTCCTGTGTGCAATACTGCAACCACAGGTCGTTCAATGTGGAGCCATCCCCGCCTGCACTGATCAGAGATCTCAGCGCCTGCATCTGCTTATCGTTAGCTGACCCCTCGTAGGTGTCCAGCTTCGACATCACCCCATCATTTAGAGTATCGGCCATATCAGGTCTGCGGAACTGGCGCGTTAGTAGGTGTTGCAGAAGACCCCTCAGACGAGTAGCCGGTAAGGATCGTACCACCAGAACGGTTAATGAAACCAGACTCAATCGCCACACCATTAGCAATGTCTGCGACAGCAGTTACCATCTTAGCTGGGAATCCCTTAAATGGCGTACTTCCAGCATCACGCGAACCGCCATTGCCCATGTTAGCGATGGGCTGCACGTTGTAAGGCTTAGTCTGTACTTCAAAGAAGCCAGTAGTAATCTCCACTACCTTAGAGAACCCACCCCCAATAGCGGTCAAGATAGCGCCACCAAGATTAACCCCGTTCTTTCCGGGAAGGTATGGGGGGGTCTGTGCTGTGGGGTAGTTGTCAAGGGCAACACCATTCGGCAACGTAGCTCCGGGAGTAGCATCGTTAGAGAAGCCAGAATTACGTATTCCGACATCAGCCGGTGACGGCAATCCACCAGCAACGGGGGAGATATTCAGCATACAGCTATGGCCGATACCTGTAACCGCGCCCCCAGTAGAGTAATTGGTGGGATCATTGACGTATGCAGGGGGGAACACAGCCACTACAGGCGGTGTGACCGAAGGGTCAGCAGGCTTCCGAGCATCATACGGGGATGCTGTAGGACCACTAAACACATTAAAATTTACCTGCCGACCGAGTACGCCAGTGAGATCAGGCTGAGGCACTCCTGGAACTGTGGATACTTGTGTCTTACTTGGCGCGTTGATCGCTGGCATAAATTACTCCTTAAAGTTCAGGGTACGGGGCGTTGTGGTTCGGGTACTCTGCAATAGGCGCTAAAAAGTCACCCCCCCAAACCGCAGTCTCACCCTCTAAAATCGTGACATCACAGATATTACGGAACTGATTGCCTCCGAGATCCACCGCAGCGCCTGGGGCTGCAGATGCCACCCCCTCAAGGTCAGTCATATTCGTCCAGTTTCCGATGTACTCCCCTGCGACGGGGGTTACAGGTAGCGCATCCCGTACCACAGAGCCGCCCATGAGTGCGGCGGTATGCAGCCCACTCCAAGGATGCGGGTTAGACGCCATAGTCACTGGGTCTACGACGTTATACCCACCACCAATAAAGAGCAGGGTGCCGAAGTGGTTGCCGGGAGGTGGTGCAGCAGCAGCTGCGTATAGCCCCAAAAGTATAGAGGATTCGTTATCCTCCGCACTGTCAGAGGTGAATGGCATCCCAAAGTCAATCGCCTCTCGGTTGCCAGGTTTCATGGGTGCGCGGATAATTTTATTTGCGCCGTACCCAATGCCTGTAGACATCGCTCCCGTGGAGTAATTGGTAGGGTCATTCTCATATACCGGACTCCCCGCCACCCAGCTCGTAATCTTGCGAGCGTCGTAGGGCGACCCAGTAGGTCCGGCCAGCAGGTCGTGTATCACAGCAGCGCCAAGCGCCCCTGTCAGGTCTACAGTGGTCTGTGCTCGGTGCGGTGCGTTTATTGCAGGCATACAGCCTCCAGATAAATAAATGAGTGCGCCATCCTTGGCGCGGATTTCTTACAGTGTTGAACCGTACAGACGGCCTTGGAACTGCGCACCTGAGCAAGTCAATGCCCCGGCCCATGCCAAGATCTGCACTTCTGCGTCCTGGTTGATGGAGTAACGCTTGTTCGGAGACAAGCTCACGAAGTTGCGTGCGCTGTGTGGGCGGTAGTGCAGGTATTTAGTGTTCAACATGAACGCAGTACCCGCTGGGCAGAAACCACCGATGCCACCGTCGAGTACGACATCAGCATCCATGAATTTCACGGATGGGAAGCCCAGGCTGGCAGTGCTGGCATCTGTAAAGCGTTGGTTAGCCTGCAAGCTAGCTACATACGCGCCCCAGAACTTATTGTCCACCATGATCATGTCTGGACGATCCATGCCGCGCTGCAGGTTAGCCCACATCGTGTTCAACTGCTGCTGGATATTTAATGATGTGACAGTATTGTCATACTGTGTGCGCCAGAATGCCCAGTTAGTACGGTTGATGCCACCGTAGGTGTCAGTCTGTGAGCCAGTTGCAACATCAGGAATTGCTGCATCCAAGCCTACGATAGACTTACCTGCATAGGCAGTACCATCAGAGTACACGCCGCCTGTGATCAGGTTGCGCATAGTGCTTTCAGCTACGTCAATACGCGCTGACAACAGATCAATCATCTGCTCAGGGCCTGCGTTCTGCAGCAACTCCAGACCGGAGATTACAACAGGGCAAGCTGCCTGTTTAATGTCGAACTGTGCAGCAGAGATAACGTCCTGTGCAGCTACTGGCAACAGATCGTAGCCAGAGTAGAAGCCAGCGTTAGCGTTCTCAGCGAACGACAGTTCTTCATAGATCAAGCGACCGCCGGAGAATGGGCGAGTTTTACCGCGTGACTCCAGCTTAGTCAGAATAGCGTTGTTTTTTGTTACGTTGTCAGCAATTTTCTTGCTGCGTTTTTCGATGGTGGTAGCGATAATGTCGCTGACCGAGGCGTTTGCGAATGACATAGTGAGTCCTCCAGGGGACAAAGATTAAAGGGTTCGCACCTTCATGTCTGGAGGGGGTTCCTCATGCTACGTGGGAAACACGTAGTTGGGTCGAAGGTCAGGGCTGACTGTACCACACTCCAACTGCAGTGCAAGCACTATTTCCACTCGTAATGGTTGCCATCCTTGAACCGACCCCCCATACCCCACCTACAGACTCCCACCACTCCCCAAGCACCTTATGGTCGGTGGTCTCCTGCAGATATTTACCGCAAGTTTATTACCCATGTCAGATCCTACCTTGTGAAGCGTTAAATGCTTTGCGTAAAGTGTCCTCGATACTATCGTCTTCCCCAGTATCGATGTCAACCTCAATGGCCCCACTCGGCTTGATACTGGCGCCTACAGCCTTGACCTGTCGCGCTTTAACCGCATTTTGTGGGGGTGCGGCTGTGCGGGATAACAACACCTCGCGCACCTCCGGGTTCATCCAGATGGCCTGCTCGTATGCGCCATGGATGTCAGCAGCCATGCCGCGCTCGATAAGCTCCGCCATCTGGAGGCGAACGTCGCCGAAAAACTCTAGCTGAGAGCCAAGCTGCTCCACCTCAGTGTTTATCTGGTACTGCTCCTGCGACTCCCGCCACTCGCGCATGGCCTGGATTTCATACTGCAGCTCTTGCGGGATAGCACTCTGCGCCGCCTGTGGTGCCTTGAGGACCTCCTGCCCCACAGAGGCATTCACAATCTGACGCAGTGGGATGCCGAACTGGTCGGCCATCGCCATCAGCGTGTCGAATTTCTCCGGCATGGGTGCCGTGCGTAAGGTGCGCTCGACGGCCATTAAAGAGTTGATGTGGTCCACCGGGCGCGTCACCCCAGAGGAGATAGCCTCATTCACAGATTCTCGCAGCTCCTCCGCGAATAACTGGATCGGCCCATACTTCTCCTGCAGGTTTCGCGCCCCCATCATGGCGTTCTCCTCCCTGCGCGTAATCTCCTTCTGCAAGTGTTCTGGGATCAGCTTCCAGTCCTCACGTGCCTTGGGTGTCCAGCTCGACGGGGGGCGTGTGTGGTCCCATGTACCTGCAGCAGGCTCCTCAGCCGCAGATGCCTCCTCCACTGGCGCAGCTACGGCGGCGACCTCTGGTGCAGCCTCCTCCGCGACGGGGGCATCCACTAACGCACCCTTCTCCGTGCGGTTGCTGATTATTTTCACTCCCTCCAGCGGAACATCCTCGGAGGGGTCTACATCCAGCACCACCCCGGTATGCTCCGTAAATGCTTCCTTCATGTCCTCATACGTAGTATTTTCAGTTTTCATGCTGCACCTCTGGCCTGTAGCCATCTCTAACTGCTATTAGGGCCGCCCCAAGGTCTGCGGCCACGTCTGACTTTTCTTGTTTTAATGGTTGTATTGCCTGCCCTGCACGTACCTTCTCGTCGCTGTACCCATCTGCCAGGCATACAACATCATTGCGCCTGTTATGCTCCTGCATATCCCGATGATTGGCGATAATTGTGCCGTCTACGGAGGACTTAAACGCCTCGAACTTACCTCTTACATACCCTTTCGGGGCTGAAAACACCTTTTTAACCATCCTGACACCACACTCAGGGCAATCAGGAGTGTCAAGACAGTCAGCCACAGCACGCAGATACTCAGCTGTAGCAGCGCACGTGGGACATTGACTCTCATATACCGGCACTTAGTCCTCCTCCGGCTCACTGGCTTCCTCATCCATCTCCTGCTGCTCCATCTGCGCCATCATGTCGCACGCATGGGCAGCACCCTGCGCTTCGACCTTGGCGGCAGCGGTCTCAGTAGCCTCGTCCAGCTTGAGCAAGGCAAGCTCCCGCTTGAACTCAAGCTCCAGCGCATACATACGCTGCTTATGCGCGTACTCCATGGCCTGCTCCTGCTCTTTAGCCTGCTGCGCCTGCGCCTGCAGTGCGGCCTCGCCTGCGAGCTTATTGCGCTCCACCTCCGCATCCAACTCGGCCTGCTGCTGCTCTAACGCCATGCGCTGCTGCGACTCCTGCTGGGCGAGCATAGCCTCCTGCTGCATCTTCTGATCTTCACGCTGGGCAGTGACCTGAGCCTCTTGCATCTTGAACTGGAACTCTCGCTCCTGCGCAGCCGCATCAGCCTGGGCCTTAAGCTCCTCTGGGGTTGGCTGCGGCGGCTGTGGGTTGGCTGCGGCCGCTGCCTGCTGCTGGATAATGTTCTCCAGCTCCTTATCAATCGCGCCCTCGACCTCCGCACCGCCGCGATACCCGGCAACGGTAAATTTGAGCATGGTCAGCATTAGCGGCGCCATCTGCGGAGAACTCTGCATCATAGGCACCATAGACTGCAAAAACTGGCTTATGTAGCCCATCAGCTCCATGCGTTGGTCCTTCTCCAGCGCCCAGTCGGCCTGCACCAGAGAATCTGCCTGGATACTGACGTTATACTGCGCTAATTGGTCATTCCGCAGCATTTCAACCGCTGGGAGGATGTACTCCTGGTCATGTGGGTCAAGTTGGCCCACGATCTGAGCTAATTTAGTGTCCGAGTACAGCTGGACCATCATCTCGCCCATGATATTCAGGACGCCTGTGACAAATTCAGCCACATCCCGCTGGTAGCCGTTCATACGCACACTGGCGAACTGCGCCTTGATGCCCTGCGCCTTGGCAGTCTCGTATTGGTTGCTAGAACCCCGAACAATGTCCGACATCCCCGTAATTTCGTACAAAACGCCTTTTACTGCCTCATATTGCGCCTGTAACTGCTGTAAAACAGTTACCACCTGCTCTACTGGGTACCACTGGATGCCGTTACCCTTCTCTGCGAGCATGGCCCAGTTATCCACAGGGATCAGCATATTCTCAGCGCCGGATAACATCCTGCCGATCTCAGGGGAACTGGCGTCGTAGATGCCCGCCACCTTGATCGCGGTGATAATCAGGGAAATCCGGGCGTATAGCACGTCGAGCTGGGTATATTGGTCCTGCGCGATGTGGTAGTCCGTCACCGGCAGCAGCGCGGTGGTGTTCGCGTTAGCAATCAGCGGCGGCGGGCAGGGAAAAAAGTCTTTTAGCCCGTAAGGATCGGCCTTGATCTCAAACGGCTCCTCTGCCCCAAGGGATAGCCACTGCACGGTACGAGTCTTTTTGTCCCAGATCTCATACACCAGGTACGTAGACTCCGTAATTTCCTTCGGCGTGAGACTGCTCTGGTTGTTTTTGGAGGCTTGCACCTGCGTCATGGCCTCCTCACCCCAACGCTCTACAATCTCAGCCTTGGTCAGGTTCAATTTACGCCCTACCCACGGCACACTAGACCAGTCACGCGCCGGGCCGTAGATAAAATCCTCCCAGTACACACGATCTACGAACACCTGCTCGGAACCCTCCATCGGGACGCCCTGCTCGTCAGTCTCCATCTCGAACCGTACCCACACCTGCCCAGTGCCGGGCACCAGACGGTCTAAAATGGCAGCTCGCACAGCCCCCTTGAAGTCCACCGCGCACTGGATCTCGTAATTCAGCCCGCGCTGCATGATGATGCTGCCCACACGTGCCACGTCGTTCTGCGTATCCCCCTTATGCACTCTGGAGACATCGGCCTTGGGGAGGCTGTTGAACAGGGACTCCTTTAGCGTGTTGACGTTGGCGTAGAAGATGTTGGCCCGTTTGATGTTGGTGTCCCCACCCGCCCCGCCGTCACGCTTATCCGCGTACCTCTCATACACCCTGCGACCATGCTGGAGCGCAGGGTCAAGGAACTTCTCGGCTTTTTTAATGCGTGCGTCGAACTTTGTCATATCCTGGCGTCCCTTGTGCGCGATTCTCGCGCCTCAAATAGTGAAAATAAGTTCATGTGCGCGTTAGGTGGCGGCGCCTGCAGGTTACGCCCCTTGTCCCCCTGCTTCAAGGCGCTCGTGTTAGTCGCCAGCGCCAGCATTCTCGCCGCATCAGCCGGGTTACTGCACCAGTTATGTTTGGGCGCTGCCCGGAACATCTGCGTTTTAGCGTCCCACTCACGCTCATACGCCTTGAGTGCTGCCACGCCGATGCGAACATCTGGGCTGGCGGTGTTGAAATACCATTTAGGCAGACTTTTACGCACGGCCTGGATGCCGTCCTGCACGGAGAGACTAGGCACGATCTGAGTTTTCATGCCCGCAGCGATCATCTGCTCCCGCACAGATTTACCCGTCTGGAAGGATTTATTTTTAGCGTCGTGCGGCAAGTACGCCGTACCGTAGGCGTAGGGCTTCTCACGTAGTACGGTCAGCACGTCATCCACCGAGAACCCGCTGACAGTAAAAAAGTCAATAATAGCCAGCTCCGAGCCATTGACCTGCGCGAACCACACAGAGGTATCGTCCGAGTAACCAATGTCCCACGCGGTCAGCACCAGCTTATTGGGATCGTAGGGGAAAACCCCCTCGTGCGTGGTGGATTGCTCCTCCATCTGCGCCGCGTAGAACGCCCCGCGTACCGCTGCGGTGAACGAACACTCATACTCCTGCTGGTAGGTCTCGGCGTCCGTGCCCGGCGTGTTACGTAGCGAGTGCAGCTTGGCGTCCGACAAGATCCCACTCTCGCTGGCCTTCACCATCATGGTGAACCACCCCGGCGTGGTCTGCGCCCCCTCCCATAGATCATAGAAGTGGTTTTTACCGTGCGGCGTGCCTAGAAACACC